GCGCCGCATCGTTTACCTGTAGCGCCCTGTTGGTACTTTTCCACGCACTCGGCGTCACCCCCACGCCAAGATTACCGCTGGCGTCGAGGGTCATTGTAGGGGCGATGGGAGCGGCTGTGCCTGCGGTGCCAGATGCGGCTGAGTAAAAAAGGTGGGAGCCATTTTTCTGCGTATACAAACCCGCATACCCGTCTCCAATATATCGCCAATCTGCCCCATCATAGTAAAGGTTGGCCGTCATATAGGAGTCGTCGCTTAATCCGGCAAAACCGGCTTTTATTACCTGCACCGATTTAACTGAACTCCAAGCACTCGGCGTCGCCCCCACGCCAAGATTACCGCTGGCATCTTTGATTAAATCGCCATTACCAACATTCAGTGTGTCTGTTGATGCGTCACCAAGGATTACGTTTCCACTAAACGTCCCCGCTCCAGCAGTCAGCGCACCCGTACCGATGTTGAGCGAAGGGTTGCCACTGGAGCCTACGTTGCCGTCGAGCGTGACGCCACCGATAGTGCCGCCGTTGATGTCGGCGGTGGTGAGGACCGCCGAGGCAACAGTCATCACGCCCGTCGAGTCGGCAATCGTCGCGGATGCCGTACCGTCCTTGGCTTTGATATTGGTGACTTCGATATTGGTCAGGTCTGCCGTTGTGGCATTAATCTGTACGATACCCGATACGTTGTTGCTATCATCAATCGTCACGCCGCTGTTCTGTACCGACTTACCAGTTGTACCGTTGAAACGGGCTACAGCGTTGTCTGTTGCGCTTGCCGCGCCTTTCGCGTTCAAGGCGTCTGCGGTGGCAATCGCGTCAAACTCGGTATCGAAATCAACGCCTTTGATGATCTTGTTGGGGTCGCCAGTGAGCAGTGCGTCTTTAGCGCCGAAGTCGGTGGTCTTGGTATAGCTCATGGTAATCGTCCTTCCTTGGTATAAACATCAACCCGTTGCAATGAAATCGGGTAGCCGTTGATCTGTACTTCAAGTCCTACCTGTACAACTCGTCCAGAGCCACTTGCAGGTAGCCCGAGCGTCTTGACCACCAGGTTGCGGGTGTATTCCCCGATGCCATATTCGGAGATGTTGTACTCGGAAGGCGCAGTGGTGTCGGTTACGACCGTCGGACGGGCCGATTGACCTGTAACGTAATCGAATCCCCACTTATATACGACTGTCTGGTTCAGCGTACCGAACAGCGTCATAATGATCTTCTTCAGGATCGAGATGGCAATTGGGTTACCAAAGTCAAGCCATGAGGTGTAATACGCCAGCCGGTACTGCGCTGCGTCATCAAGGTAGCCCGAATACTCACCCAGATACCCCGCTTTACCGACGTAGAGCACCCTGTTCTTGCTGTAGCAGAATGCCTTGGGGTTCATCCCCACCCATGTCGTAGCCCGACTCGACCCATCTTCCAGCGGTGTCCGCATGTCGAAGCAGTACATCGCATTCGACGTGGGGAAGGTTATCAGATAAAAGTCATCTATAGGTGAATATATTGACTTTATATGATTGCCCGCTGTCTCGGCGTCCAGATAACTCTGGATGTCGTTATTGACGTTGCGGCTGATCGTTCGGAGGGGCGCAGACTTCTCCTGAATTGTTCGGGTCAGGCTGCGAACCCCTGTGTCAGACAGGAAGATAATGTCGGAGCCTGTGGTCTGTACGCTGTCACGCGCCGCACAACCGACGCTCAGGCTATCCGAGAGCGCCATATTGCTCGGGTCATCCGCGCCGCTGTAGATCAGCGTCTGCTTGGTGCCGAAGACCACCAGAAAGCCGTTGTGCGCGGCCAGCGCGACGATCTCATCGCCACCGAATGGCCACACCGACACCAGATTGAGCGTCCCTGCTGATCCGGCTGTCCAGAGCACCGGCGAGATGATGTCAGACCATGTAACCGTGTTCTTGTCTGTAGTGGTGTCCGCGCACCAGATGCGTCCGTAGGCGCTCACCGCACAGTTAGCCAGTGGCACCGTACCGGTGTAGCTGGCGTGCTCACTCAATCGACGAAAGGCCGAGGTGCTGACTGCGGGATCATATATCAGCGGGTCATACCCACGCTGAAAGAAGATGGCGATGCCGTTTAATTGGGTGAAAAGCCAGTTGTTCTCTGTGATCGTCGGGGCCACCGCACCGCCGCCATACGTCAGCGTAACGAGATCCGTCCCGTCGAACTTGAACAAGTAGCCACCACCTGCCGCAAGTACCGTCCGAGTGCCATCATTCTGCACCAACTCACCGATACACTCGACGTTACTGGTGGAGAGGTCAGCGTTAGCGGATGCGTTAGCCTTGACCCACCCCTTGCGAGCGCCCACGCGACCGAACTTGTCGATGACGCAGTTACTTGCCTCCAATGCGAACTTGGAGTCCATATCGACCGGAGAATCTTGGGTATTCAGCCCAAGGAACCCTGGTGCAGTAATGGAAAACGCGGTGAGATTCTCCGCCATTTAACACGCCACCCAACAGTCGTTCTCGACCTGACGCGACGATTCTACGGCAATCTGATCCGATAAGATACCTTTATAGAGACCATAAGCCTCACTGCTGGCAAGTCCGCCATCCTCACCACGTTCGGCTACAGCGCGGGCGTAAGCGCCAGCGATAATCGCTTCCGACTGGATAGTCAGAACATCGGTATCTGCCGACAAGTCCGCTTGCGGAACGAGTAGATTGACCGTCAGCGAGTAGGTGCCGTCCGGTGTCGGGAACAGGGTGATCTTGCTGTCCGTCCCGTCTGTACCATCCCATGCGTAATAAACCGGAGAGCCTTGCTGGACAATACTCAGTTGTTGCTGGTTGGCGATCCACTGAGCGGGTACGTTGTTCAGTTGGGCGTCGTTGGTTGTGTCGTTAATTGTCGCGTCGCGGTGCCGACGACCGGAGCCTGTAACTACATAAGTCGCCGTTCCCGCAGAAGTAGTTACCGTAATTTCGGTACTAAGCGCGTCCCATTTCCAAGCATCTTCTACCTGACGTTTGGCGTCATTGACGAACTTACCGATCAATGTCGAGTAGGCAGACGTGGAGACAGTTGCGACTGAATCTTCCCGCAAGCGGGCGAGAACGTCATTCACCAAGGACAAATACGTTGCCATCACTGCTCTCCTGTCATCATGCCGCGCTGAAACTCACGAGTCTTTGGACCTTGCCCAGTATAGATTTTGGATGCGGCCCCTACATTATCACTCATCGCTTCGAGGGCATCTATGTCCGCTTGCATACGCGCTTTTCTGGTGTTCAATGTCAGACTTAGCCTTCGAGCCGCCTCACTCATCGCTTGCTTTTTGGCTTGTCGTTCAGCAGCAGTCAGAAACTGGCGGCTATTCGCCTGTTCGTTGATCGCTGCGCTTCGTTCGGCATTGAACTTGTCAGCCGCAGCCTTCGCCCAATCCGCGTACTCAGTCTTTAACTGTTGAACTCGATTAGCCACCCACTGTCGATCAGCAATCTTTGCGGCGACAGCAGCGTCCGATAGCCCTTTAAGCTCTGGTGCGGCTTTAACGACATCAGACTGCGCCTTGTTCCATGCGATCCGTTCCTCAGTAGATAAGGCAAAACGCTGTCCCTTGGAAATCTTACCTACTGCTGAGTTCAGGTTGTTACCTGTATTGTAGATAGCCTCTGGGGTCGCGCCTTTGATGCCCTGATCGACAGGGCGCAGCTTTCCAGTTACTTGATCCAGATCAAACAGTGTCCCGCCGCTTGTCGGCGCTCTCGGAGCGGCAGCTTCAGCGGCAGCAGCTTCAGCATCCATCACGCGGCTACGGTTCGCCCAATCACGGGGACGGATCATCTCAGCGTTAGGTGTGTAGCCTAGTTGCGGCACTTGCTGCGGCGTGATGTCTGGAGCATCGCCCGCTCGACCTGGAACCCAATTCGGCCCACGGTTGGGCATTGGTGTGCCACTAGGCTGAAACTGCCCTTCTGCGACATACGGCACGGGAAGTGTAGAAGTCGGCGCTGGCGGGACGGCGGCTTGTGGCTGAATCCTGCGAGGCACATTAGGCAATG